ATTGGAAGTCTAGCCCACATTGCACCGCCATGTATATTTTCATCTTCATCGCAACCTGTAAACACAACATTAAAACTTAAACATCTATCTGGTATTGTGTTTACTGCTATTGCTAGTGCGTGTAAATATTCTCCTTGATATTCTTGGTGGTTATTTGTAAATTCTTTTCGTACCCAACATTTAAAATGTGGTATGTTTGAAGCAAGATATGCCAAAGTTTTCTAACACCTCCATCTTTTTCTAGCTTGCCTTAATCTGCTATTAGGGTTCTTAGCAGCTTTTGGAAACTTTTTCATTTGTCCAGCAGACCTAGCACAATAACTCTTACGTCTAGCTGCCCTAGCCTTACTAGGTTTCTTTTCTGTTACAGCCGTCTGGAGTTTTGAACCAGGGTTCTGTCTCCTATACTTAGCCACCCCCTTTGCAGTCATACCAGCACCAGCTTTGGTAGGACGTTTCATGCCCCTACCAATTGTAATGCCTTTCATGTTGCTTTTTTTTCTAGCCATTAGCGAACAGCACCAAATCCTTTAAGAGCCGCACCTACACCAACACGGCCTCCACCTTTGCGTTTTACTTTAGACATCTGCATATCAGCCATTTCTTTTTTAGTTATATCTTGATATACTGATTTACGTTTAGGAACTGGTTTACTAATTTTAATTTTTTGTCCAGGTTTAATTTTATTAGCTTTAGCTTTACCATCAGCATCTTTTCCTTTAAATTGAGGATTAGCATCTAAAAGTTTTCCAAGTGTAGTACCTTCTTTTTTTGCAATCTGTGAAAGAGTATCTCCAGCTTTTACTGTATATGTCTTAGATGCTGTAGCTTTTTTAGTAGTAGCCGTAGCTTTTTCTTTATCTTTATCTGTCAATAAATATGCTGCACCAGCAAGACCAGCAGCAGCCGCTGCTTTAGTAGCAGCCCTCCTTCTTTGTCTTTTCTTAACAGCACTTTCAACAGCTTTTGTTTGTTTTGGACCTACTGTTTTTCTTTGACCTTTAGGAGTAACTCTTGTTATAGTTCCTACAGTTTTACCAGTATTTTTATTTGTAGCTATTTGACCAGTTTTTGAAGCCTGTTGACTTTTCGCTCTAATAGCTTTACGACTTGGTTTAGCCGCACGTTCTGCTTCTTTTTGTTTTCTTTTTTTACCAGGAAGAGGCATTAGGTCTTTACCAATACGTTTAGCCCCTCTTGATATTAGTCTTCCTATTGCCATAATCTCTTCCTTTCTTTTTTCTTGATTTCTTTTTCTTTGGTGGTTTACTAACTTGTTGTCGGATGCTTGCTCTATTAATCATAAGTAGAGTCTACAACCTGCCCACCTGTCATACGATAAGTAATCTTACCACCATATTTCTTTTTAGCATCTGGATTTTTGCGTAATATTTCAAAATCTGCTCCAGTAATTTTACCATCATTATTTGCATCAAGTTTCTTTTGATTACCTTTAAGAGCTTTTTTATTTTGTTCTGCTACTTTTGCAGAAAACTTTCTATCAAGACCTACAGTTGTATCTGGACTATCTTTATTCATTAGCTTGCTCCCTTATGATGCTGTCTGTGTTATTGTATTAGGACCGCCAGCAGGAGAGCCAGCAACAGCCATGTCATCCTGTCTAGTACGCCTTGCTTGGTTACGTAAAGCCCCTACAGCAGCAGTATACTGTGCTTGCCATACGGGTAAAGTATTCCAGTCTTTATTAAACATAGTTGCTTCCATCATGCAACCATAAAAGATAGCATCATAGCAATACTCTGTAAAATAATTTGAGGTTGTTACGCTTGTCCCTGTAGCAGAAGCAAGGGCCAGTGGTTGAGATGCTGTTTGTATTTCAGCCGTAATTACTGAGACTGGTGTAGGTACAATTTTAATTGTTGAATTATTCTTACGTGTATAATACCGTGGTGTGCCTGTAGATGCACTAACAGGCCAATAATCATTTACATATTCTACAGTACGAGGTAGTAAATTAGTTACACTCGTTCCACTGCTTGTTTTAAAGTTGATGTTTCTAACAAGCCTAACACGATCATTAAGAGTAATAGCACTAGCATTACCAGACGAAACAGATACAGTAGTATATTCGTCTAGTCCAAAATCATCTAGCTCTTTTACCAGACGAAACTCAGCCTTCTGGATAAACTTAGGAACTTGGTTAGAAAACTCAGTCCCATCATTCTCAGAAGTATTAATGATGTCTGTTTTAAGATCGCTATAGTTAGGCATGTTAGCCTACATACAGAGTAATTGTTGGGGCCATAGCTGCTGCACCAGAAGTAGAAAGACTTACAATACCATGCACAGCAACGCCCATGTCACCAATGTAAGCATCGTTAGAATCCGTAGCACCTACCCTGTAGCGAAGAGCATTACCCTTGGCAGTCTTGTTAGTAATCTGTTTACTACCTGAAATAGCAATGTCACCTACAATAGTAGAATAAGCATGTACAGCAATTATACGAGTGGTTGTAGGGGTAGGATTATCACTACCACCTTCAGAACCCAATGTAACAGTAGGAGCATCTACATAACGAAACCCAGTTATGATAGCTCCATCACTACTTACATTGTGTGCGACTTTTATATTAGATGCCATAATATCTCCTTTGGAAGAATGGGAGAGTAGCGTTAACTACTCCCCCACTTTCACCATTAGGTTCCAGCACTTCCGAAGAAGCCACGCCAGTCAGAAACACCAAAGCTGTAACGCTCCCGTGCCTTAAAGCGCAGGTTGCCAGTATCAAAGTCAGGCTCCATCTTCGTTTGAAGCGGAGAACGGACAAACATTTTCGTACCATTAGGAACATCAGTCTTAATGAAATACGCATTAGTATCCGTAAAGCGACGATTGATAAAGTAACCTTCAGGAAGCATACCCATGCTTCGGGTTACGTTGATTGCGTTTGT